ACCGCGTCGGCGTTCTGGAACGCCAGCGACCCAATCGTGACGATGTTGTCTACTGTCCAAATCGTGGCGTTAGCCGAATCGGTCAGCACGACCTTGTACGAGGTGCCGTTGCTGTACCAGATGTTGGCCTCGCCGCGGGAGTCCAAGATCACCGGGTTGGTGTTGGCCACATTGCCAGTGCTGGTGGTATAGGTCGCCACCGGTGTGGTTGTGCCGGCGGCGTAGGTGTAGACCTTACCGCCGACCAGCGGCGCGCCGGAAGCGTCCAGAAACTGCGCTTTGGGTGAAGGGGAAAGGACGGCCATTTAGTAGCTCCCATCTGAGCTGATGTTGTTGGTCACGGTAAGGATGATCGAAGGAATGGACGGATGCACGGCGGACGCAGCTTCTGCCAGAAGGATAACCGATGTGTTGTCCACTTCCCACATCAGTTCGATATAATCCCCCGCGTTCAACTGAATGATGTAATTCCACGCCGCAAGAACTTCTGCGTTGTTGCCTTGTATGCGGATTTGGCCGGCGCTGTCCGGCACGTTTACACCATTCTTACGCAGCCAAATCCAGACGAACCCGACGCCGCCGGCTGTTTTATCAACTTGCGCGGAAAATTGCACGTTATATACGTTCAGCGTATCAACGTAGATACGCGACGTAGGTGTGCCGCGGGTGACACCAACCGACAAATCAACCGTGTTGAATGTCATGGCGTAGGCGGTGTTAATAGCCGCTGCGGTCTGCGTGGTGGTGTCGTAGAACGAACCGTAGCGATGGCGAACCAACTGCGGCGTGTACGGCGGCGACACGGACAGGTTCTGGATTTCGGTCTGCAACACAGCCGCCAGCGACGCAGCGTCGCTGTCAGGGCCGATCTGCAAGTCTTGCAGCGTGAAGTCGTTCTGGCCGTTGCCGGTCAACTGAAACAGGCTTTGGAAAAACCTGAACCACTCACGGCTGACCAACCCTGTGTTCGGGTCAACCAACTGCACACGCGGCGGCGTGATGTTGGTGATGTTGACGGCGTTAGGCATTGGTGCCGCTCAACATCAGTTCGGCGTCAATGATAACCAGCTTGACCGGGTCAGTGCCAGACACCTCGTACACGCGGTCGCGAAGTTTCATCGTCATGCCCAAGCGGCGCCAGATGGCGCGCTGGCCGTAGCCGCCGATCCTGCCGATAGACACCCAATGCTCGTTCGACCAAGTGTGGCCGCCGTCGTCCGACCAGCGCAGCATAACTTGCGGGTCTGCACCCTGCGTAGTTCCAGCTAAAACTTCAATGTATTCATCGGATTCGGTAATGAGAAAGTCGCCATCCTCAAGCAGCAAGACTTGCGAGTTGATGTCTTGCGGGGTGACCACGGAAATTTCAATATAGTTGCCGGATTCGGTAATAAGGAAGTTGCCATTTTCGGTCAGCAGCAAACCAAAAACATCAGGCGAGGCGGTTCCTGACAAGCCCACGCCAGACTCAAACACGATCTGAAGGTTGTGCTGCGCCGTGCGCTTCAGGTTGTTTTGGCCGGTCGGCAACGCCCGCCACGACCGCAGCCACTTCTGCGGCGTGCCGTTGTCAGCGTAGGTCGTCAGGTCAAAGGTGTAGATGTTGCCGTTCAGATGATCGCCGATGACGATGTTACCAAGGAAGTTGCACTGGCTGTTGCCGCGGTGACGCGAGAACACGCCTTCGCTGAAATAAGCCCGCTCATGCCAAGCCCCGGTGGCGACATCCAGTACCCACGTCGTGTTGGCAGAGGGGAAGTTCAGGACGTAGAAGGCGTGGCCGTCCTGCTGGTAGGTGTATGCTACTGCGTCGGACATGTTGAGATATTGCTGGATTTGCCACTCGACCGCGTGCGTGGACACGCGCTGGCCAACGTAGCCAGTCGCCCGGTAGACGATGCCTTGGCCGCGGGCGTCGGTTCCCAACCAGAACACACCGTTGTCCAGCTTGGCGATGGAATAAGGCGCGACGCAGCCGATCTCGTTGAACGCGCCTTGAATGCGTGCCAGCGGAAAGTCCGCCGTGCCGGCGTTGTACCAGACTTCGGTGCTGTCGGTGCCGAACACCCACACTTCGCGGTGATCGACGATCAGGCCGACAATGCCGTCAGGCGATCCTTCGGCGCTGACAAAATCCAGCGGGTCGATCTGCGTGCCGTCCAGCAGGCTGGTGACATACAGCCGTTGGCTGTTGGGCGGGTTGAACACGAAGTAGCCGTCGAGATACCCGACCGTCACCGCGCCTGGGAAGTCAGGATCGGTGACTTGCACAAACGTGTTGGTGGATTCAGTGTAGACGAAGGCGTCCGGGTTGCACGCGAAGATGATCTGGTCGCCGTTGTCGGCGATGGACACCGGCCCGCTGCCAGTGACGGTTCCCAGCAGCACCGGCGTGCCGGTCAGCGAGGACAGTTTGTAGACCTCGTTGCCCGACACGACGAAGAAGTCAGAGCCCTGCGTCTGGTGCGCCCACAAACCCCGGATCGGCCCCGTACCAACGGCCTGCTGTAGCTTCAGCCCAGGCGCACGGTTAAGGAACGCAGGCATCTGCCCACCCTCTGGCACAACCTCTGGAAAGAGGTTCACCATGCGGGCATCCGCAGCGTTGATGCTGCGGGCCACATAGCTTGAACCGAGGATGGGTGACTTCATGCGTTATTCCAGTTCGTCGTCAGCGTCGTCTGGTTCTTCCGGCGTTTCTGGTGCGTCGCACCAGTTGCAAGGTTCGCCGCGCTCCACGTTTAACCATGCCTTGTCAGGCTTACAGTAGTGCGTCCACATCATGCGCCCTTTGTCCTTGCAGACCATGCGAAAAACAAATCAGCGCCAACAACCGCCGTGTTCACATTAATGCGGAACGTGGTTGACCCAACGTTGTCAACCCACCAGCGGGCAACGCCGCCAGCGTTGATATCCACAGTCGGCACAGTTTGAATGTCCGTCTGGGCAGGCGTTGCGGCCAAGCCGTGGTTGATTGTCACGTTGCTTGCACCGATGGCAATTTGCGCCGCGCCGCTGTTGCTGGTGCGGTAGCCAGTGTTGTAAGAGATGTATTTGGTTGTGCCGCTGCCGCCGTCGTTAACGCCGCCAGTTCCGTTGCCGGTCAACAGATTGCCGGTAATGATATAGCGGTCACTAGTGCCAGCAGCGACATTAACGCCGTACCGCTGCGTACCCCACACCACCACATCATTTGTCGCAGTGCATCCCTCAATCACAAAATCAGTAGCGTTAGCCGCGACGGTTATCCCGTCATACGTGTTAGCCGCGTCAACACTGTTGCCGCGCGCCGCAAAGCCGTTAAACACCACCCGCTTGGCCGATGCGCCAATAACGGCACCGTGGCCGCCGCAATTAATGGCCTGTCCACCCGTAAACCGAATACCATCGCACAAGCCTAATTCAACACCCGCGCCCGCCGCCCCACGACCATTACTAAACCAGCAGTCCGTAAAGTCGATTTCAACGCAATCGGCCACGATAGCCGGCCCTGCTCCCGCGTCAAAGTAACAGCCGTGAAACTTATTGTACGCCGGGCGGCTGCCTTGCGCGTAAACGCTGGCAAAAGTAAAAAGCGGGCGGACACCTTGGTAAATACTTACGCTAACGAAGTTGCAGCCTTCGACAAAATCCAGCAGCGAGATTGCGCCCGCTGTGCAAAATGTCGTGGTGTTGCCGTTAAGGATACTACCATCTGTAACAAGCATATTGGCAGCATTAAACACTCGGATGCCGCTTGTCGTGCTGTCTTCAAAAAAGAACTGTTCTAGTATTACGCCGTTGGCTCCACTATCCATAAGCAGCGCAATGTCAGCCTGATCAACATATAGGTCGCTGAAATAGTTGTAGAAGCCCACGCCGACGCGGATGGCGTTGCCGCCAGACGTGCCTTGCGTGACGTAACGGATGCCCAGTGCTTGCACCGTCGTACTGCTGCCGGTAATGTTAAAAGTGGCGGATGACGCCGTTGCCTGCAACAGCATTGTCCCGCGACGGGCCGCCCCCACAATTTGCACGCCTTCCCACGGGACATTGAGCGCGCCAACAAGGCGATACTGGCCAGCGGGAATATAGACTTGGCCGCCACCCGCAGCGCCGACTGCGTCAATGGCAGCTTGAATTGCCGCCCTGTCGTTGGTCGTGCCGTCGCCGACAGCGCCGAAGTCTTTGACGCTTACCGTGTCACGCATTTTGTTTTGCGCGGTTCGGAGGGTGGCACCCGTACCAGACTGCAAGAAGCCGATGGTGGTCATCCCGGCGCGCTTGGTGACGCCGCCCTGCACGACCGGCATCTCGACCGCGCTGTCCAGCGGCGAGGTTGCCAGCGGAAGTTGAGAGATTTTGTCATTAGCCATTGTTATCGTACCTTTTCACGCACGTAGTCAGCGAACGCAGGGTCGTCACGCATGTGCGCCTGCAACTGACGTTCGGTCATCTGGCCGCTCTGATAGCAAGCGAAAAGGACGTCATACTGGCTCATGCGTTGCTCGACATTGTTTGCCAGTTAGCGCCGTCCGACACTAGCCGCGCCCACCGCCCGGCGACAGAGGCCAAGATTGCGGTGCCTGCCGCGCCGCCGGCCAATGGCACCACGTTAGAAGATGCCGAAGTAACAGTGTTTCCGGTAGTTTTGACGTTAAGCCATCGACCGGGAAATGACCCAGCAGCCGGTAGGGTTACCGTGCAAGCGGCGTTAAAAATTATATCGTTGTCCGTCGCCAACACGGTGTAAGTGCCTGTCGCCACCACAACGGGCGTCGTCGCACCAAACCACGCGCTAGTGACTTGCACGCCCTGCGTATTGCTGCCGCCGAGCCTGACAGTGTTGTTTGCGTCAAGCCCGATCAAGTTTAGATTGGCGGAATCGGCGGCGTTGCGCGCAACCAGATACCCGTTGTTGGGGAAGCGCACTGCTGATCCGCTGACAAGGTTGGCGCCGCCAAGATCAATAGCAAATGTAGCAATCTTGCCGCCAAACACCATGCCAACATCGGCGTTGCAATCAGCGGTAAAAATCGAATACCATTCACTGGTTCCGGTCAGGCGGTCGCCAAAAGCCGTGCTGTTGGCTGATAGGTAAATGCCATCCGTAGCTTTTGCGCCAACGGTTCCGGTTGTGTTGCTGACTGTAAGGCCGACCACATCATCAAACGGGACGTTGTTGCGCGCTACCGATGGCACCACAGACAGAGACAGCGCATAAAGAACGCCCTTGTTACCCGCAGTCACATCCGTCCGGTCACGCGCCTCATAATAGCCGCCGGTAACACCCTTAAAGGTCGTATTGTCGCCTTTACCTTCAATTACATAGCGACTAAGCGCCTGAATACCCGATGGCGTTGCAAAGCTATTTATAAGCTGCGAACGCGATTTATAGGCAATGGGGTTGCCCCCTGGCAAACCACCAGCGCCCGACAACGTGCCTTGAATATCAAACGTCACGTCTGTTGCGATAACGCTGCCGTTCAGCCTGTAGGATGTAGTTGTTGGGGGCGCGACCACCCGATTTGAGGCGTTGGCCGCCGCTTGAAAAGCCGCCGTGTCGTCGGTAGTACCGTCGCCAACAGCGCCAAAATCTTTGACGCTGACAACGTCTTGCATCTTGGCCTGCGCCGTGCGGAGAACGGCGCTAGTGCCAGACTGCAAGAAGCCGATGGTGGTCATACCGGCGCGCTTGGTGACGCCGCCCTGCACGACAGGCATCTCGACAGTGCTGTCCAGCGGCGAGGTTGCCAACGGCAGTTGAGAGATTTTGACGTTAGCCATCGTCAGTAGTTCCCTGCGAAAATGTTGAACCGCTGACGGGTCGCCACGATGCTGTACGGCATGGACATGATGTCGTCAGGGTTGTTGATGCGCTTCAGGTTGCGCTTGCTGGTCATGGCGATCCGCTGCACTTGGGGCGACGGTTCGACGCCGAACTCTGGCGCCATCTCGCAGGCCAGATTGTAGCGGAACGCCCGCAGATAGCCTGGCGGAAACGTCAGTTCGGTTGCCAACAGCGCGGGCTTGGTCAGTTCTTCGACAGAGATAAAGTGCCATTCCAGCGCGCGCGTTGGGCGCGGGTAGATGTACATCTCAACGTCGGGGAACGTGTTGTTGACGAAGATCACTTGCGGGAACGTCGAGGTCACGGTCTTGACCGCAATCCCGTTGTACTGCTGCTGGTTGATAAATTTGATGCCGTAGCTGATGCCGGTGCTGGCGTCGAGGAAGTAGGTGCTGTCGTCCAGCAACACCGGGCGGTTGCCGACGAAGTCGCCGGTCGGCCCCAGTGTGCGCGACAGCAGGCCCGCGGGC